AACAAGTGTATAGATCAGACCCAGCTATTGCTGCCTCTGACTTGAAATATGCCATAGATCATGGCCTTGAGGCTTTCAACATCTATAAGTATGGCAAAAACAATCCTCCCAGAATTGCAACCCCAGCAATGAAACTTGGTTCAATGATTCATAAATGGATTCTTGAACCTGACGCATTTCCAAGTAGTTATGCACTGCTTGAAGAAAAGCGTACAAAAAAAGGTAAAGAGCTTGCTCTTGCCTGTGAAGAAAAAGGTTTACTCACTTACACTTCTCAGGAAAAGGAACTGCTAGATAGTATTGAACACTCCCTTGTTGAAAACAATTTTTCTTGGAAATATCTTCTTAGCAATGTCAAAAACAAACAAGGTTTAGCAGAGCAATCTTTTTGGTGGAAACATAGGGAAACAGGCTTGCAATGCAAATGCCGTTGTGACTATGTGATTGATGATATGGTTATTGATCTCAAAACCACAGGTGAAGGTGGTGCATCACCAGATAAATTCACCAAAACCATAGTCAACTTTCATTATCATATGGCTGCGGCTCACTATCTTCAAGGTACTGGAGCAAAACGTTTCATATTCGTGGCTGTTGAAAAGGTTTTCCCATATAGCGTGGGGATTTATGAACTGTCACCCCACTTCATTGAACGTGGTTATGAACTACAAGAACAAACATTATCTGACATCAAAAACGCCCAAGAGTCAGGCATCTGGAAAGGTTACACCAACTATGAACCAGAGGGCATCAAAACACTTACACCCCCTAAATGGTTATGACATTTACTAAAGAACAGGTTGAAGAACTTAAACAACCTATTGACCCTAAAGTTGTTGCTTTTAGAAAGCAAGGCAATATGCAACTTGCTTACTTAGAAAGCTGGTATGTAATCAATGAAGCTAACCGCATCTTCGGATTTGATGGCTGGTGGTCTGAGACAGTACAGCTTGACTGTGTGCAGAGTGATGATTTCTGTGTAACTTACATTGCAAAAGTCAGAGTGACAGTTGGTGCTTTTGGAAATCAAATAATCAGAGAGGGAGTAGGTGCTGGACATGGTAAAGGTGAAAGAGTCAACTTAGGTGACAAGCATGAATCAGCAGTAAAAGAGGCTGAATCAGATGCTAGGAAAAGAGCTTTCATGCAGTTTGGTTCTCAGTTTGGTCTATCTCTGTATGACCGCACAAAAGCATGGAAGAATCCAAAAAAAGACAGAACTCCAGTTTCTACTCAAAACCTTACAGTTGTTGCTAAAGATGCAATTTTAAAAGCTGACACCAGACAAAGACTTGACAAATGTGCTGAGTCTTTAGAGGTACGTTATGCTAACAAACAAATACCGCAAAATGATTACAACGATCTTTGCGACCTAATAAAAACTAGAAAGGAGGTAATCACAACATGACAGTAGCTGGCAGCCAGTATTTCTCTACCGATCAACTCGCTAAGAGATATGGTATGCACCCAGATTCCATAAGAAGATGGCGGTACAAAGGCATTGGCCCTGAGTACTATGAACTTCCTATCTTCGCTGTCTCTTATGGTAATCCTAGAGTCAGATATGACCTCCACAAAGTCCTTGCTTGGGAAGAAGCAAACGGCATTACACCCATTGAACCCTTTTAATTACTATGGCAAACACAGCATTTAACGCAAAATTTAGAATCGTTGATAACAACAGCGATAGAGAAAATGCACCAGAAAGAAACTTAATTATTGATTTTACCCACGAAGAGGCCGACAAAGCTGCAAACTGGTTAGCTCAAGCTGCCGCTAATGCCAGAATGGAAGGCACAACAATTCGTGTCTATAAAAGCAAGTCAGACTATGATGAGGTTACTGGATTTTCGCTTTGGGGTGGCCTCTGGGGTAACTCAGGCAAGATTGCACCCATGAACCCTAAACCAGCCTCTGAGAGGACTGTAAACGTCAAAGCAAACCAGCGTGAACTTCCAGAGGATTTACCTTTTTGATTATGTACTTAGTAACTTTTCCAAAAAATCCCTATGTAGGTCAGATTTTTTATCACCCAAAATCTGAAAGAACTTATGAGTTTTGCGAAACTTTAAGGAAAAACAAGGAAACTGGAGAACTTATTGAGTCTGTAAACTGGATTGATATTACAGAAAAAGACTTAGTTCCATAAGTTGAGGCATGACAACTCTGAAAATACCCAGAGAATAAAGCTGCTCTTTTGCAAGAAAAAGGAATCATGGCTCTGTGTGTTCCCTCCGACATTTTTTTGCAAAAAGTATTGAGTTCCCTTCGAGGAATAAAGTGTGAGCCAGCCTTAGGTAATGAGGTCATGAACCTTTATCAAGCGATATAGTCAGTAAGTCCTCTACTTCTTTCCAAATATAACAAACTTAAAACGGCTCCAAAAAGTCGTTTTTTTCTTTTTTAGATCTTTTTCTAACTTAAATATATAAGCGGCTTGCTGAGATATAACTTCAAGTGAAGTACTTACAAAGTGGGCTTGCTTTGCATTTGTCTGTAGTAGCTTTATTGCATAGGGCTTAAGTAGTTCAATGTCCTCTAGTTTTTCAATAAATTTTATAGACTTTTGCACCTCGAACTCACCCTCAAGGCTGTAAGTAGATGTAAGAGCCTTGATAATATCCATTATTTAACTGGAAAAAGCTTTTCCTCAATCATCTTAACTATGGCATCATCAATATCGTTATCACTCTTGGCACTTAAATCCTTCAAGATAAACAACACCCCTTTGCGTAGAGATTCACTCCTGCCGAATCTGATTATTAGATTGATTAGAAATTTAGACATGATTTGTTTGTTTTTCCTAATTTAGCTAAATTGCTAGTATTAGACAAGATACTCAACTTCTATGGCAGAACAACCTAAACAAGAAAAGAAAAGCGTATGGTTCAAATTACAAGAGGCTGTACCTGATCGAGAGGAACAATTTGAATTTGTATCACTTTTAGTCCGACTTATTTTGTTGGGGTGGGCTACAGCAATGTTAAGCCTTTCATACTTGGATTTGTCTAAATTAGGAATACCACAACAAAAAATTGACCCCACATTTATAGCTTCAGTTTTTGTAGGTCTTGCAAGTAGTTTTGGTGCTTCAATAACTCAAAAAGGCAAGGAAAACGGAGCAAAAGGAGCTAAAAGTACAAAGGCTGAGTTACAGGAATTGTTAGGTAGTACACAGCTAGTTAGAATAGATACACCTATAAAGTTAATAGTAGATTCCGACAATACAAAAAAATGAAAAAACTCCTACTACTTGCCGCCCTCTGTGTTCCAACTGCAGCCTACTGTGATATTCAACACTCAATAACTTCAAGCGTAAAGTTAGAGAGTTTATCCGCAGCTACTTCAGCCGACAAAATTGGCTCAAGCTATAGCATCAGTGGAAATAACATAACTACTACAGACTCAAACTCAGCAGCAACTATTGGTGGATTTGGTTCTGTCACATCAGGAGTTCCCGCAATAAGCTTTCCTAGTTCTGTTGTTCAAGCCAATAGTTCTGAAGCCTTCTCATTTAGCACTAGCTACTTAGAAGGTGACGCTACTTCTGGGTCAGCCCCAACAGTAGGCACAGTAAGCAATTTTAGTGACCTTACTTCCACAAGTGCTGGTTCAGTAGGCACAGCAGCCGTTTCATTAGATAATCACACAATGACACTTTCTGCTGGAACAGGAACAGGGGTTGTTTTAACTGGTCAATTCGTTACAGACTTAACTGTTGATTAATGTGGAAATATTTGCCCCTTATATTTTTTGTTAGTCCAACATATGCTCAAACTGTAGTGCCAAACTTTAACAGTGCTACATCTACAAGTCGATCTGTCACCACTAATAATCTCACAGAACAAATAAGAGAGGTTCGCTATAATTCAGGTTATACCTACAGTGTCACTGGTTCTGGTATCTCATGCGGCAACTGTGATTCAATATCCATGCCAAATGCCACAGTGACAGAAACCATCAATGGGACTACCTACGAATGGACAGGCTTGAATATGAATCAAAAAC